GTGTCAACACGAATGATTTTCTCAGGGTCACCAAACAATAATTCGGCAATTGATTTTGCTAAAAATGTTTTACCAACACCCGTAGAACCTAAGAAGATAAATGAACCTATAGGTTTATTGGCATCTTTGATTCCGACACGATTTCTTCTAATTGATTTAGAAATACTAAGAATTGCTTCGTCTTGTCCAATTACTTTCTCAGATAATAAAGACTCCATCTTCAAAAGTTTTTCGGTTTCTTTTTCATCCAATTTTGTGATTGGTACTCCTGTCATTTCGGAAACAATTTCATAAACGTCATCAATGGTAACCGGTGTTTTATTCTCCTTTAATCCATCGGTCCATTTTAGTTTTTCACTTTCTAAACGAGTTAGTACTTTTCTTTCCTCATCTCTTAATTTGGCCGCCTGTTCGTAATTTTGTGATTTAACAACCATTACCTTTTTTTCTTTAATCTCATCCGCCTCCTTTTTTAATTTTTCAATTATATCGGGAATTTTAGATGAAACTCTTTTTTCTGAACCCAATTCATCCAACACATCAATTGCTTTGTCAGGAAATTGTCTATCAGTAATATATCTTGCACATAGTTTAGTTATAGTTTCTACGACATTCTCTTCGTATTGAACTTTATGAAATGTTTCATACGAAGATTTTAAATTATTAAGAATTGTATTTGTTTCTTGTTGGGTTGGTTCCTTTAATATAATTTTTTGAAATCTTCTAACCAATGCCGAATCTTTTTCTAAATGTTTTTTGTATTCGTCAAATGTTGTTGCACCAATACATTGCATTTCTCCTCTTGCTAAAGCGGGTTTCATGATATTCGCGGCGTCCATTGAACCACTAGCATTACCCGCACCAACCATTGTATGTAATTCATCAATGAAGACAATTACATTACTCACTTCCTGTAATTCGTTTAAAATTGCTTTTATCCTTTCCTCAAATTGTCCTCGATATTTTGTACCAGCAACTAATGAAGTTAAATCCAAGGATACCAATCTCTTATCTAATAGATTTGATGGACATTCTCCCTTGTGTATCATTAATGCAAGTTTTTCTACTAATGCGGTTTTACCGACACCAGCGTCACCAACTACCACTGCATTATTCTTCTTTTTTCGAGATAAAATTTGTGCAATTCGTTTTACCTCCTTATCTCTACCTACAACAGGGTCAATTTTACCTTCTTCAGCGAGTTTTGTTAAGTCCCTAGAGAAATTATCTAAAATTGGCGTTGCGGAACCTTTACGTATTTTACGTGGGTTAGTTTGTGGTCCGTCTTCAAAAAAATCTACTGACATTCTAAATGTGTTTTAGTTACGATACAAACATAACATAAATTATTCTAAAAAACAAACCAAAGACAAGATGTCTAAAAAAAATGTCTAATGAATGTCTAAATGTCAGTTTAATACATATTAATTAAAAGATTAATTTCAACCAATTAAATTAAAGATTTATTTATTGATATTTTTTTTATATTTATTAATAAAGACATACCATGAACAAAAGTTTAATGAAACGTATACATATGGAAGAATCTAACATATTGTTGCAAAAAAGATCAACCGAAAAGGTCGACACTTCAAAAAATAAAGAGGCGGCGGCGTTAATTAAACTTAAAAAGAGTAATCTTTCCGATAAGTTAATTAATCAGATAAAAAAATCGTTATAACACTAAACCCCAAGAAATTGGGGTTTTTTATTTGATATTTATTCTGTATATTGTAGTAAAAATAAAAACTATGGCTATTATATCAGAAAAAATCGAAGGTACCCTAATTGAGGTAAAAATTAACTCGTCTAACCTAAAGTCTGCATCGTATGACACCGAAAAGGAAATCATGACAGTAGCATTTAATTCCGGTGGTATTTATGAATACAGTAAAGTACCTTGGAATAAGTTTACTAAGTTTAGATTATCCGAATCTCAAGGGAAATATTTTAATGAAAATATTGCAAAAACCCACAAGCACACTAAACTATCATGAGTTTATTTGAAGAATTGATTGAGGATAGACAAGAGGATGAGAAGATTGTAAAATCATTCGAACCCAAAGATTCACTTTCCAACCAGATATTTGAAGGTTCGGACGGTGAGTTTTCCATGCGTGGTGATATTCGAAAAAGTCTATTAAAGATTAGTGACGATTTTATCGAGACATTAGGGGTTGATTTTTTCATACATGATATTGTTTTAACAGGTTCTTTATCGAACTATAATTGGTCACAATTCTCAGATGTTGATTTACATATATTGATTGATTTTGAGGAATCAAAATACCCTGCAACATTATTGAAAGAATTTTTTGATGCAAAGAAGAATGTTTGGAATGAAAAACATGACATCAAAATTAAGGGGTATGATGTTGAAATCTATGTTCAAGACGTAAATGAACCCCACGTTTCGTCAGGGGTTTATTCAATCCTACATAATAAATGGGAGATTGAACCTAAGGAGGAGTCTCCTAATATCGATGATAGGATGATTATTCAAAAGGGTGAAGAATACATGAGAATTATTGATAAATTAGTAAAAGAAGGTAACAAAAAAGATGTTTTACTAAAGATTGAGGAATTAAGAAAAAAAATAAAAACGTTCAGACAAAGTGGTTTGGAACAGGGTGGTGAGTATTCTTATGAGAACCTAACCTTTAAATTACTGAGAAGAAATGGATACATCGAAAAATTATTAAAGCTAAAAACGGACATAACAGACAAGAAATTGTCCATAACACAATAACTATACTCATTTTTTTCCCTATATCAATGTATTTATAGGATAAGAATAAGTATACCTTAATATCAACAAAATGGCAGATTTAAAACCTATTGGTAGTGAAAAGTTAACTGGTGATGAGAAATTGAAAAGAATTCTCGAACTAACTTACTACAATGAAAAAAATAAAAAGTCCTCATCGGCTAAACCTGAATTGGTGAAAGAATCTAAATCAGGGTCTTTTTACGGTATCGTCAAAGAAAGAGACGTGTACTATGTAAAAAGTGGCGTGAACGAATCATCTTTAGATTATATCGGTGGTATGTTTATGAAGAATAAAAATAAATTTAGTTCATATGGTGAAGCCCTTAAGAGATTAGAACTCATTAAAGGTCAAGACGAATTACAGGAAGCGACCAAATATGTTTTAAAACAAAATAAGCCTCAACAAGAGGCACCTGCACCTGCATCATCTATGGATGATGCACCCCCATCTGATGTTCCAACATCAGTTCCATCTGATGATTTTGGTACGGGAGGGGGTGATGATTTCACATCAAATGCCGCACCAACCGATGAGCCATCTTTGGAAGAACCTTCTTCTGACGAAATAGGTGGCGATACTGAAAGTAAAAGATCAGATTACATGGCGGAAGTTCAAAAATACGCAGGTAAATTAGGTCAAGAATTAAGAGACTTACACGATAAGATGGAAAGTGATGATATTAAGTATGTTCTTAATATGGTTATATCGGCTGTTGATTTGGATAAGTTAGACCTTGATGATATTGAAGAGATTGCGAAAAAATTTGAACGTGACGAGGAAGACGGAGATGTAGATTTTGGTGGTGATACTGAAACAGAACCATCTGCGGAAGATGAAGTACCTTCAGAAGAACCTAAACCTGAATCTGATATTGATGAATATGATTCAATGTCGGCATTAGAGTCATTTATTGATTCACCTGTTGATTTAGGTGACGAATCTAATGATGAGGTTGATTTATCAAAATATGCAGTAACAGACGGTGATAATGAGGAAGATGTACAAGAATTAGATTTAGACGAGATTAAAAATGAAATTAATAGAAGTGTTGGTGAAACACTAATGAAATATTTCAAATAAAATGATTCTTATCTATATCAACGAAATTGGTGATGACTATAAAGGTCAAAAACAATATGAATTCATTTTTAGTGAATCCGTTGAAATTGATATGGACGAATGGTTTGTAATACCCGCTTCATCAACATCTTTACCTAAATCACCTGAAATTCAATACGTTGACTTAGTTGGTTTATTAAAAAATACCGATTTAAAGTTAGAATTAGTTCAGGACTCCGATTATTTCGGAGTTATTGATGCGGTAGATGGTGTGATTTCCTTAGGATGGGAAAAATTTGATGTTAACTCAGAATCTGAGCGTTTATCTTTTAGATTTGGGGAGTTAATTGAAACGGTTTCTAAAAAACTAAAATTAAGAAACTATCACTTATTAAAAGAAGAAATAAAATTTAAAGAATTATGAAAAGGTCAGAATTAGTTGATAAATTAATCAAAGAAGGGATGTCAGCAAAGACATTGGTTAGGTTTACGGATAAACAACTTTTAGAGTTATCTGAAAGATTGTTAGGTGAGGCTAATCAAAAAGGTAATGTTGTTATGCCTAAGGGAACATCTAATCCTGCTGACGTTAAAAAATTATTAGACCAAGGTCTTAATGTTGAATTGAGAGAGAAGAAAAAAGAGGTTGGGGAGGAATTAAAAGGTGGACAAAAGAAATTAGATAAAAATCACAATGGAAAAATTGATGGTCAAGATTTTAAAATATTAAAAGGACAGAAGAAAGAAGTAAAAGTAGAAAAGAAATGTAAAAAATGTGATTGTGTAGAATCAAAATGTAAATGTAAAAAATCTGAAAATTGGAAAAACGTTAAAAAAGAGAGTATCGAAACTAAAAAATGGGTAAACAAACTTGCTGAAGAAAAATTTCATAGTTTTACATCAAAAAACGAAATTATGGAATTAATTCAATCAAAATTGACCGAATCTGAAGTTATGGAACCACAACATGGTAGTAATGTAAAAAAGGGACGCAACGGTGTACCTGAGTTTATGTCTTACGATATGATTGCAAATGATGGTGACACTAAAACTGCACCAGCAAAACCTACAACCAAGCCGGGTACAAAACCTGGTACTACACCATCAAAACCAAAAACTCCGTACCAACCAGGACCTGGACCAAAACATAAACCTAAGGCATTCGCAGAAGAAAAGAAATATTCAAATGAATAGTTTGACAAAACAAAAACTTTTAGGTATTATTAAGGAAAACCTTAATGAGATGCCAATGGATTTTGATACCCAAGATAGACCGAGTACGGATATTACCAACAAGTTGGCAACCGGAGATACTCCGTTAAAAAAAGTTCCACTACCTAAGACGGGAGAAGAACCTAATAAAAATTTTCAAGAACTATTAGCGTCCGAACGATATAAACAAGTTGTTCAAAGAGTTAGACAATATACTGGTGTTGACACAACAATGGTTGGTGAACGTGGTATGGGTGAATTAACTCAAATGATGATGGCAGCACATAATGGAATCGTTGCGACAGAAAGAGAACATAGAGAGGCTTTAGAGCAATTAGCAATTGAATTGGTAATAAAAGAAATGGGTATTCCTGAAGGTGCGGTACAATTCGACGCAAAGATTGTCGGTATGGGTGAGGTTGATACACAAGATTTTGAAAGAGAAGAAGGAAATCAACAGAATATGGATGAAGTTGACATTGAAGAAGATTTAATGGTAGACTTAGAAAGTTTAGATTTAGAAAGAGCAAAAAGAAGATTAATTAACAGTATGATACAAGGAGCGTCTAAAAGAGGTCACTACATGTATCATTATGTTTCAGAAAAAATACAAGAAATTACAGGGTCTCAAAGTTTAATAAATCAATATGGTGTTTTAATGTCAATTAACGACACATTATATTGGCAATTAAGTGACCAAACAATGCAAATGATGATGGGTGGTGGAGAAGGTGGAGGATCAGTTGGAGGTAAGGAGGAAGTTGAAAGAGATACTGAACCACCAACAATTAAAGCAAGAGCAATCAATTTTCCAATTTTAGTTCATGAGTTGATTAAAGGTATGATGGAATTATTCTCACACCAAGGTGAACCCGAGGATAAAGAGATGTTCCAACAAGTAATGCAACATGAAGATACCTTAGAAAAGGAAATGTGGGATTTAAGATTAGGTCCAGCAATTTGGGACAGAATTAGAGCTCAATATCCTGAAGAGGTTTTAACAGATGAAAATAAAGCAGAATTACAAAATTATTTATTAGTTGAGATTTTTAAACTACCAGCAAAAAAATTCTTAATATTAATGAAAGAAGTGATGTCTAGTTCTGAATCTGGAAAACGATTATTACAAGAGATTGTTGATGGTATCGTTTTAATGTTAAATGACCAAGAATACCAAGAAGCCATTAACATTTTTAATGATGATTTAGATTCAGTAGAAGATAATACTGACGATGGAGATTTTGATGATTTCTTAGGTAGTTTGGGAATACGAAGACCTGAGGATGATGAAGATTAATAAGAAAGGTGGTTTAACCCACCTTTTTCTATTTATATAGTATATGAATTCGAAAATAGAACAATTAAAAGAGTACGCGAAGATTATTAAGGATGCACCATATGCGTTAAAAACATATCTGCAAACCTATGATAATACTCAAAAAAAATATGTACCGTTAGAGTTATTTCCTGACCAAGTTCAATTGATTCAAGATTATGAAAACTATAATGAAAACATAACTAGAAAATATAGACAGGCTGGTGTCACAACTGTTACCGCTGCGTGGATTTCTAAAAAATTACAAACAGCGAAAGAAAATGAACCTGAAAGAGTTCTTCTTATTGCTAACAAACGTGATACTGCGGTTGAGATGGCGAATAAAGTTAGACACTTTATTGAGCAATGGCCCGAGTGGATTAATGTTGGATTCTCACCTGACAAAAACTCAGAAAGTAGATTTAGATTAAACAATGGTTGTGAAGTTAAAGCGGTAGCAACATCTGCAGATGCGTTACGTGGTTATACTCCTACCATACTTGTATTTGATGAGGCCGCTTACATTGAAGCTGGTGATGATTTTTGGGCAGCATCTATGGCATCTCTATCAACAGGTGGTAAGATTATTCTTATCTCCACGCCAAATGGTTATGACCCTATCTATTACGGTGTTTACGACCAAGCATTACGTGGAATCAATGATTTCCATATAACAAATTTAAGGTGGTTTAATGACCCTCGTTATACCAAAGATTTACGTTGGGTTAAGTGTCAAGACATCTGTCATTACATGTTGAATAGAGAACAGTACAATGATAACGAAGTTGTTATGTATGATTTTGATACTGAAAAGTATCAAGAATATCACGAACAAGGTTATAAACCGTTTTCGTCTTGGTTTGAATCAATGTCTAAGAAATTTAAATATGATAGACGTAAGATTGCACAGGAATTGGAATGTGACTTCTTAGGTTCGGGTGACGGTGTAATTCCTGGAGAACTTCAAGAAAGTATCGCCAAGAATATGATTAGACAACCCATAGAGAAATACATGCAAGCCACTTTTTGGCAATGGAAAGAGCCTGTAGTTGGTCATCGTTACATTATGGGGGTGGATGTTAGTAGAGGAGATAGTGAGGACTTTTCATCTATCAATATTGTTGATTTTGATGATAGAGAACAAGTGGTAGAATATATTGGTAAAATTCCTCCTGATGATTTAGCATCAGTTGCGTATAAGTGGGGAATTTTATATGGTAATGCTTTTATAGTAATAGATATTACCGGAGGTATGGGTATTGCAACCTCAAGGAAGTTACAAGAAATGCAATATAAAAACTTATACATTGAGGGAGTAAACACCCAAAACATTTGGGATTATAACGCTAAGGCTTTGGAAAAAATACCTGGTCTTAATTTTAATAATAAAAGAACACAAATTGTTGCCGCATTTGAAGAACAGGTTAGAAAGGGATTTGCAATTAGGTCAAGTAGGTTATTAAATGAACTTAACACATTTGTTTATATTAATGGTAGACCTGATCACATGAAAGGTGCTCATGATGACTCAATTATGAGTATGTCAATGGCATTATATGCTGGTGACATATGTTTCAATCAATTAGAGAGGAATGAAGCTAAGAATAAAGCAATGTTAGATTCTTGGGTGTTATCGGAAAGAACATACGAACCAAACAAATCATTCTACTCATATGGTGGTAGTTTTGACCAAATTGGGTCCATGGGAATGGACAATCCGATACACAGACAAAATAATATGATGAATGCACCAAAGGAGGCTTACGCCGAATATTCATGGTTATTTAGTAAAAGAAAATAAACTACTATTTTTAAATAAAAAAGTTTATATTGTAAAGAAAACTATTTATATACAATGGCAGACCAAAATTTAACCGTATTTCAGAAATTAACAAGAATGTTTGGATTTCCAGGTCAATCAAAACCTGAGGATACACCGTCTTTTAATTTTAATAAAGACGAACTTTTAAAGACGGACAATAGAGAAGAGTTTGAGAAGGCAATGTTGCAGGCTCAACAAAGTTCTTATATTGCCGATAAGTTTACCAAATTAGACCAATCTCTATACAATCAATCGGTTTACTACGAAGCAAATAGACTTGCAGCGTATTACGATTATGAATCTATGGAATTCACTCCTGAAATTTCAGCGGCATTAGACATATATTCTGAAGAGTCAACAACACTTTCTGAAAAGGGACAAATGTTGACCATATATTCTGAATCAGATAGAATTAAATCTATATTAGAAGATTTATTTAAAGAAAAATTAGATATTAATACGAATTTACAAATGTGGACTCGTGGTCTATGTAAATACGGGGATAACTTTGTTTATTTAAAAATAGACCCTGAAAAAGGCATTATTGGGGTACAACAATTACCAAATATAGAAATAGAAAGAATTGAAGGGGCATCGAGTAAGGTTCCTGTTAACGTTGATATTAAAGTACCAACAAGGGAATTACGTTTTACTTGGAAAAACAAAGACATGGAATTCCAAGCATGGGAGATTGCACACTTTAGATTATTAGGTGATGATAGAAAACTTCCATATGGAACTTCTATGTTAGATAAGATTAGAAGAATTTGGAAACAACTTTTACTTGCTGAGGATGCAATGTTAATTTACAGAACATCAAGAGCACCCGAAAGACGTGTGTTCAAAGTATTCGTGGGAAACATGGACGATAAAGATATTGAACCATATGTACAACGTGTTGCAAATAAGTTTAAAAGAGACCAAGTTGTTGACTCAAGAAATGGTCAGGTTGATATGAGATATAATCAAATGGCTGTAGACCAAGATTATTTTATTCCTGTTCGTGACCCGTCACAAACAAATCCAATTGAAACATTACCCGGAGCACAAAACTTAGGTGAGATTGCGGATATTGAATACATTCAAAAGAAATTATTGGCAGCATTACGTATACCTAAAGCTTTCTTAGGATTTGAAGAAGTTGTGGGTGAGGGTAAGACTTTAGCATTAATGGATATTCGTTTTGCTAGAACAATCAATAGAATACAGAAATCATTAATCCAAGAGTTAAATAAAATTGCATTGGTTCATTTATATCTTTTAGGTTTAGAAGATGAATTAAACAATTTTGAATTATCATTAACCAATCCTTCTGCTCAGTCAGATTTATTACGTATAGAGACTTGGAAAGAAAAAGTAACATTATATAAAGATGCAACTTCAGACCAATCACAAGTTGGTATTTTACCAGTATCACATACATGGGCAAAGAAAAATATATTAGGATTCAGTGATTCTGAAGTTATTTTGGATTTACAACAACAACGTCTTGAACGTGCAATGGGATTTGAATTAACTAACACCCAAAATATTATTAAACGTTCAGGTATTTTTGATGATGTTGATGCAAAATATGGTATACCTGAAGAGGAAAGAGAAAAAGCAATGGAAGCTGGTTCAGGTGACGGATCAATGGGTGGAGATATGGGAGGTGGAGCACCACCACCACCATCAGGAGATTCTGGAGGAGGGGAATCTCCGTTATCAGAATCAAGAAAATCAAAAATATTAGGTATGTTGGGGGAAGAAGAATTAAGTTTTGATCACTTATTTGATATGAAGAAGGCACAACAGAATATTTATGAAATAGAAACAAAAATAAAAGACATATTAAACGACTAACAATGAACAAATTCGGGGAATTAAAAACCAAAATGTTAACAAAATTAACTGAGTCATATACAAAAGAAAATAAGACTGAAGTTAAAGATATATTAAAAACAATTAAAGAAAACAAAGATTTCAAAGAAATGTATTTGTTTTATGAAGAAATTGAAAACAAATATATTGAAGATAAGGAAACCGCAAAATTATACGTTGAGGGATTAAATACATATTTTGGTCAACCAATGGGTAATTGGAATAATTTAAATGTGTTTTGTGAATCTCTACTTAATAAGTTGGGTAATATTGAAATTGAAAATAACGAATTATATGAGTCTTTAGATATATTATCAGAAAAAGATTCTTTATCAAATATTGAAAAGAAGGTTATTGCAAAAAAGAAATTAGTAGAACATTTAACAACTAAGAAAAAAATAACAGAATCAACAGATACGACTTTAGTACCTAATGAAACATTATTAAATGCTGTTTTAACAAATAATTTTAACGTATTATACTCTAATACATTGTCAGAATCTGAAAAAGAGGAATTGAAAAATATTTTATCTATTTCTTACAATGACTTAATTACCAAAAGTAATGAGTTACACGAATCCATTTTAGAAAAAGTTTCATTACTTATAACTGAATCAAAAGATACTGATTTAACCGATAGACTAAAGGCGGTAAGGGATGAGGTATCTCAAATGTCTCCATCGAGATATAATTATTACAGATTAACAGAATTAAAAAATGGTCTTAATTAAGACCATTTTTTATTTGTTGAACATAGACTGCTTTTAAAACCTCTTTTCTTCTTCTAACTGAGGGTTTAACAAACGATTGTCTTTCCCTTAATTTTTGAACTTGCTTAGTCTTTTGAACTTTTTGTTTATAAGTCCTCAACGCACTTTCTATGTTTTTTTCTTTTGAAACGTTAATTATAATCATAAAATATAAGTATATCATAAATATATTAAAAATTTTTGGTTTTGTAATTAATTTTAGTTATTTTTTAATAACACCATAAAATAAAATAATATGAAAATTAATGAAGACAGGAAAATATATTCCTTTAGGGGAATATAATGAAGTGAAAATTGGTTATGGAACTGTAGATTTTAAAAATTTAAAAACAATCTACCTTAAACTTAATTCTTGGTTGCAACCAGAAAATGAAACTGATGATTTTGACCACATAATACATAGGTCAAGAAGAAAAATAAAAGAAATTGTATATAATTTAAATACACCTTATTTTAAAGAACAATCCATTGTTGATTTAGATATTAGAACAAAAGGAATTAAGTTAGAAAAAAGGTCATTTATGAATTTAGAGGTCACATTGTATGTTAATAAACAATTTGATGTTAAAACAAAGGAACCTAAAAATACTATAAAAAGATTGATTGAGGATATTGTTGATTCAGGATTACACGAGAAAAAACTCTTCAATTTTTATAAAACTAAAAAATAATACGGATTCTAATGTATTTATAGAAATATTAATCTATAAATGAAAATATTAGGTCCAAACGAAACGGGGAAAGGTTTATTAGTAGAATATGACGCTGGTCACGTTTCTCCCGAAGAAAATAAGCAAATTTTAAAGGAGGCGAAGGATATGGACTTTTCACAAGACCTTATCCTTTATGCCGTTTTACAAAAATACGATACCCCTAATAAGAACGGAAGGATTTATCCTGAATCGTTACTAAAAAGGGAAAATGAAAAGTATCAATCATTAATTAAGAAGGGAGGAGCTTTAAATGAATTAAACCACCCTTCATCTTCACTTATCGATTTAGATAGAGTCTCACATTCAATTCTTGAAACGTGGTGGGACGGTCAAATTCTCATGGGTAAAATTAAATTATTCACATCTCCGGGTTGGAGAAAGATGGGTATTGTTTCAACCAAAGGAGATCAAGCAGCGATGTTATTAATGAATGGTGCAACTTTAGGTATTTCATCTAGAGGTGTTGGGTCATTAAAAAGTGTCAGAGGTCAAAACATGGTACAAGACGACTTTGAATTAGTTTGTTTTGACTTAGTGTCATCACCATCTACACCTGGAGCATATATTTTTTCGGACCCATCTGAAAGAGATCAATATCAAGAAGGGGTAGATGAAAAACCAGCATTGGACAATAGAATGAAAAAATTGATGGGTGGATTAGATAAATTTTTATCCAAATAATTGATTTTATAGGGTTCGGAATATTAAAAACTAAATTTTTATAAAAAACTAAGTATTTATATTAAAATAAAACAGCACAAATGAGCGAAAAATCTATTTTAGAACAAGCGTTACTTCAAGTGCAAAATCTTGAAGAGGCCGTAAAGCAAAATGCAAAGGGTATACTTGCTTCAACTATGAAGGAAGAACTAAATCAATTGCTTAAAGAATCAGAAATGGAAGAAGAGGAAGAAACATCAGATGATGTTATTTCTAAAAGTGAGGAACCAAATGATATGTCAGAACAACCTGATGATGAGGCAGATGATGCCGAATCAGATGACGATTCTGAAAATGTTGACGACCTCGATAACGAAGACCCAAGTAAAGGCATTGATTCATTAGACTCAGAAGTTGATGGTGAAGACTTACCAGCTATCGACGATGCGGGAGACGACTCATCTTTGGATGACGTATCTGCAGAAGACGGTATGGGAATGGACGATGATGTTATGGACATGACTGGTGCATCTGATGAAGAAGTACTTAAAATTTTCAAAGCTATGAAACCAGAAGATGGTATAGTAGTTAAGAAAGATGGAGATAACATCGAACTTGATTTGGGCGATGACGAGTACATCATCAAACTTGATGGAGAAGATGATCTTGACGAAGAGTCAGCATCAATTATGGATGACATGGCACCTGAAATGGGTGGTATGGATTCTAATGTTGAATCTGGTGTCGATTCTGAAGAAGAAGAGACCATCTATGAAATCGAATTGGGTGAGGAAGAGGACGAAGACTCTAAAGAAGTAGAAGCTACTGAAGAAGAGGATGAGGACTCTAAAGAGGTTGAAGCAACTGAAGCAGCAAGAACATTTGCTAACGACGTTAGAACTCCGGCTAACCAAGGTAAAAAATACAAGGCTGGTCGTCATGAAATGAATGAAGAAGTTGAAACACTTAAGAAACAAAATTCTGAGTACAAGAAAGCTTTAATTCTTTTCAAGGAAAAACTTAACGAAGTTGCCGTGTTTAATGCAAATTTAGCTTACGCGACTCGTCTGTTTACAGAGCATTCAACAACAAAACAAGAGAAACTGAACATTTTGAAGAGATTTGATACAGTTTCCACTATGAATGAGTCTAAGGGCTTATTTAATACAATAAAATCTGAATTAGGTACTAAAAAACCAGTAACTGAATCAGTGGTTGAAAAAATCTCTAATACTCCATCAACATCTTCTTCTCAAGAAGTTTTATCTGAGTCAAAAGCTTATGAAGCACCTCAGTTCAAGAGAATGAGAGATTTAATGAGTAAAATAAAATAAAATAAAAAAAATTAAAACCAATATTAAAATGGGAGCATTATTAGAATCAGGTATGGTTGGTAACATAGGTCTTAAGCACCTACGTGTTATCAAAGAAGATACCATTAAAAAATGGGATGACTTAGGCTTTTTAGAAGGTCTTGACGGTCACCAAAAAGATAACATCGCGCAATTGTATGAAAACCAAGCGTCACACTTAATCAACGAAGCAGCAACAACTGATGCTTCTGGTTCTTTTGAGACTGTAGTTTTCCCAATTATCCGTCGTGTATTCTCTAAATTATTAGCAAACGACATCGTTTCAGTACAAGCAATGAACTTACCAATTGGTAAATTGTTCTTCTTTATCCCTAAAATCTCTGAAAGAGATGGTGGTACAGATCACAGAGCACCTTATGGTTACCCTAATGCTGGTGCAAACGGTGACTTTACAGGTAAAAATCTTTACGATCGTTTTTACGAGAATTCAGATGCAAATGACCAAGGTTTATTTGACTACTCTAAAGGTAAATTCTCAAGTGAGTCTTTAGTTATTGTAGATTTAATATCATTCGCAAACGGTACGGCTTCTGCATCAAGTGCAGTTGCAACTGGTGTTGTTGTTTCAAATGTAATTTTGAAAATCTCTGGTTTCACTGCAGCTGGTGCTGGTAAATTAGTAGGACCTGCAGGTAATGAAATGGATACTGAAGAATTTTTAGCTTCATTAGTAGTTTCTTGTAATCAAGTTAGTGGACACACTGCAAACTATGCAGCATTACCATTCAATATCGTAACTCAAAAATACGGTAAAGGTATTGTTGAATATGGTGCAAACGCAGCTGGTACTACTGGTTCATTCTACAATGTATGTGATGCTGAAGGTTTCATTTATGTAAGTGTTGATTTGGAAGCATATGATGCGGCTTCAGGTTTCTCTGGTTACACAGTAGCTGGTTCAACTTTAGCTAAAACTGACTTCGTAGCAACTTATCGTTTATATGAGTCATTAGAATTCGAAGAAGAAATCGGTGAAGTAACTTTTGATTTACAATCAGTAACAGTTTCTGTAACTGAAAGAAAATTAAGAGCTAGCTGGTCTCCTGAATTGGCTCAAGACGTTAGTGCATTCCACAACATCGATGCTGAAGCTGAATTAACAGCTTTATTATCTGAGCAAATCGCAGCAGAAATCGACCGTGAAATTTTACGTGATTTACGTAAAGGTGCGGCTTGGAAAGCTAAGTGGGATTACAATGAGTGGAAATACGGTAACAACGGTAGTTCATTCGCTGGTTACACTCAAAAAGATTGGAACCAAACATTGATTACTAAAATCAATCAAATTTCAGCTCAAATCCACAAAACTACTTTAAGAGGTGGTGCTAACTGGATTGTTGTTTCTTCAGAAGTTTCTGCAGTATTCGACGATTTAGAATATTTCCACGTTTCAAATGCTCATCCTGAACAAGATTCATACAACATGGGTATTGAGAAAGTAGGTACACTTGCTGGACGTTATCAAGTATACCGTGATCCATATTTACCAGCTGGTAAAATTTTAATTGGACACAAAGGTAAATCATTATTGGACGCTGGTTACATCTACGCTCCATATGTACCTTTACAATTAACTCCAACAATGTACAATCCGTTCAATTTTACCCCAATTAAGGGTATCATGACACGTTACGCAAAGAAAATGGTTAATAACCGTTACTTTGGTGTGGTTGATGTACATGGTTTAGCTACATTTAGCTTAGATACTTTAAGATAATCTTAACGGTATAATATAAAAGACCCCCGATTTTCGGGGGTTTTTTTATTTTGGTATATTCCAGAATATTTCTTATATTTGCATTATGTCTGAAGTTGATTATAGTAAATTAAGATTGGATGTCCTTGAAAAAATGATACACACAAGAAGTATTGAGTGTAAAATGAAGAAGGATGAGATGATTAAAATGTTGCGGTTAGACGATGAGGGTAAGTACGAACCTCCCATGAAGGAAACTTTATACGAAAAGGTTAACGGTGGATTTAACGTCGGGATTGATATAAGAAATCGGTCAGATTTGATTCAAATAAGTAAATTAAAAGAAAAAAAGGATGCTTGGTCACTCAATAGATATTCAGATAATAGGGTTTGGTATTGGTCTCCACAAAAATTAATATAATGAATTGGACAGAATATTTTTTAAACATTGCAGAACAGGTAAAACTCAAATCTAAGGACCAATCTACACAGATAGGTGCCGTTATAGTAGGAATCGATAATGAGGTCCTCTCTACGGGTTATAATCCC